TTTCCAATCTACGGTCTGCGTGATGGTTCCGGCGTATCGACGAACCCATGCCTTACCGTTATAGGTTCCGGTCGTGACTTTGCCATCGTCGACGCTGCCGGTGATTGCAGTAATCGTACCGATTGCGGCTCGATTAAAGTACACGGTGCCAAGTTGATTGCATTCGTGACCGGCGACGGCAAGAATTTGATGCAAAAATTCGTTATTAGTACCGGATGTCATCGGAGGTATGACGTTCATACCGGCGACTAGATTCTCTCCGTAAACGATACGACGAGGCTCTACCGTGCCGCTAAACTCCACATCGTTACGGGCTTTGCTTATCTTTGGTATTCCAATCAGAGAGAGCGTAATCTTATTTAGCGCGTAGAGACTGCCTCCGATAGCCGCAGCCGCGAAGAAAGTTCCGGCAACATAACCGGCAGCAGCCGATCCTGTTGCATAGGCAGCAGCATACGCAACCGAACCGGCTACTTTTAAGATCGCGGAGAATACTGCTTGCGGCATTTATATTGTCCAGTAGCAAATAGTTTGTGATCGCGGCAAATACACCACGCCGGATTCATAGACCGAGGCAATCGTACTGCCGACGCATATCCCAAGCGTCTCGCCTAATACGCCCTCGAAAAGCACGACATCGCCACGTTGCGCGCGACCTGTTTTAGATTTGCCGAGATAGCCGGAGATGGCTTTCTCCATGCCGCCTTCTTCGACTATGTATCGAATAGCGGAATCTTCGTCGCTATACTTTTCGGAGAGTCGCTCGGCAAAGTTAGAGCCGCACATCGCGTCGACAACCTTTGCGGAGAATGAGCAGCAGTCGTTATTTCCCCATGTAAAGGGCTGATCTTTATGTGCTTCTATCGTAGACCACATCTGATCTAGCCAATCTTCGCGACGGGTCATCGCTCTACCTGTGGAATATTGGGGCCGGTAAAAGGTACGTTCGATCCGTAGCCGGTATCTCTCGACCCCCACTTGCCAACAAAACCTTGGATCGTATGCGTTAGATCGAAGAATCGATCACCGTCATAGATGACTTGCTGATCCTGATTGGTATATCGAGCAACCCGAGGTTCGCGCCGTAGGCGATGCTCGCAAGACAGTTCGATGACTGCTTGCCCTTTGTCTAGATTGATCGTCATCTGATTCATGCGACCTTCCCATGTGATTTCTGGCGTATCAATAAGCACGCCAGTTGCTTGATTAACAAATCCTAGATAAATCACAACGGGTCGATTCTGATAGACCTCATTCATCGTCGGAGTAATGAATGTCGTATCTACGCCAGACAGACTAAGTTTGATTCCGCGAGCAACGATGTCGACGTTTTCATCGATAACGTCTACTCCACCGAACTGTCCCACTCCAAGGTAATTATTACCACCAAAAGCCAAAGTGCCAGCACCGTCATGGATACGAACCACGCCAGACGAAAAATCAAGATCAGCAAGAACGACAGCGATGATTGCAGATTTAGCGGATTCTGTTTCATTGGTATTGGATACAAACCGTGTCATGTGATGTCTTCAATTAGATTGATTTCAATATCGGAGATGATGCCAGGGCGAGTATCCCAACTCGTCGAGTCAGACCCGAGCATAAATTTACCCATCGAAGAACGGAAAATAACAGGCGCATTGTCAGCGGGTGAGACTCGCAGAGACGGCTCGAAAATCATGTAGCCATTGCCAGAAGTATCAGAGTTAACGTCTGCCGTGAGACGTTTTAACTCTCCGTTAATCTCGAATAAGTCCCCTGCTCGAGCAACGCCGAACGTCGATATAGGCAAACCGTCTACAATTAGTTTGTTTCCTGTTTGCGATGCGCCGTTGACGAGGATGCAACGGGCTGCGGATACCCACGAAAGAAACTGAAAGTTACCCGCCGAACGACCCGAAATGTAATCGTGAAATGAGAAATGCGTCGAGGTGCCAGAGGCGGCAAAACTATCGACGTAGTAACCGTCAGCCGTGCGGGTTGCCCCGTTGAGTACGTCGGTCGCACCTTGAGTTGTACCCGCTTCCATCGAGGCTCTAGCATTTCCTCGACCGGCATAGAGCAGCATACGGACGGCATAGGGAGCAGAAGTAACGGTCGTAGCAGCAGACTGATAGACGTATCGATCTGCGGTGACTCCACCTCTAAAAAGGCGAAGTCCGAAATGACTATCCGCAGAAATATTTAACTCGCCATCAGTAGAAGTCCACCCTGTCGTGTTAACAGTTGCCGCATTGTTTGAGAGCAACTCTGGACAGGCAAGCGAACCGGCAAGCGTATAGGATGGGTCGGTGAAATAGACGCGATTAGTACGACCACGGAGGGCAGCAAGGAGAGAGAGAAGCCGTCGGCGTTTCTGCCCTGATACGGCCCTGTAGATCGCTCTAACGCCCCATCGCAGCCCGGGACGGGACACAGTACGGGTAGCACCGGAAAGCGGGGACACAAAGACTGCCGTGTTATCTAGCAGCGTCCACTCTACGGACGAGGCGACGAGGTCAGGTGGTAAAACGTAGTCGGTCATCGGCCTATCCCATAGCGACGGTCAAGTTCGTCGAAGATTCTACGATTGTTCTCTTTGAGAATCCCGGGGAGGGCTTGCTGAAGGTCTGCCGTTGCGCCGCGCGCATCGATGTTATACACGGGTGCCACGGTCATCCCTCCCATACGGTTATTCGGGACAATAGAGCCACTTGAGTTAGGTACGAACAATTCCGGCCCACGCTCTCCGACAATGTATGGCGTGCCTTGCGAGACAGGGCCACCAATAGCACGACCTTCTATCGACTTGACTGCTGCATTAGCAAAGTCAGCCATAAAGCCTGTACCGCCTGTAAACATACGGAAGAAAGCAAGCAATACTTGTTGCGCTACAATCTGAGCAACCATCTCTCGAAGCATATTAACAAAGTTAGTCAACATTCCTTTTATGCCATCCTTAAATGGATCAAACAGGAATTGAGCAAAAGAATTCTGAATATTCTGAGCAGCGGTGGCTGCAAACTGCGTCATTTGAGAAACGTTTTTTTGGAATTCTGGGAAATTCTTTTTCCCAGTAACTTCAACCTCTGGAAGAATTTCATCTAGTTGCTCTCTCAATCTCATTGACGCTTGATCTGGCGTGATAACTCCAAGTTTTAATAATCTATTTATTGCGTTTTCAAAATTCTCAAAATCTGCAACTGTTTTTTCAATAGAAGTCATAGTTAATCTGTCAAGATTATTTATTTCTTGAGCAAGTTTTTTTGCTTCTTCTGCTGCTTTTTTTTGTTCTTCTGCAACTCTTTTGTCCATAGCCATGCTTGCTTTCCAAGCATTTTCCATTTGCTTGACTTCATCTATCTCAACTCGTCGATACCTTCTTGTTGGTCCTTTATTGCTTAATTGTGATCGATCAATAGGCTGATCAAGAATTCCCAATGATCTGCCAACTTCTTTAACCTGTTTAACTGCCTCCGTAGCAAATTTAACAACTTCTGTGAATCCATTGATTATTGAAGTTGTAAACGCATTAGCGGCAGATATGAGAGCAGGGTCTTTAAGTGCCTTGTTAAAATTATCTAACGCTCGCCTTCCTTCTTCTGTTTTTTTAGCCGCTTCAGTAATCTTACGGAATGCACCAATTAGAACGGTCCCTGTTAGCAAACCAAAAGCGAGATTAACAGCCTTAGCCGTTACCTTTGCAGTTCGTTCCATCGTTTTCATGCCGCGAATAGCAGAGTTAATTGCGGCTTGCGTTTTATCTACCGCACTGATAACTACTTGTGCTTGCGCCATGATCGCTCCTGATCCTCTGCCTCTAACTTACAAGCGGCGAGAAGATGATAAAAATCGCTCTCTGTCATCGCAAAAATTTGATCAGGTAGGACGTGCAGCCGTAGCGCGAGAGCGTAGACCGCTCGGAGATGCCCGTCCTCGATCAGTTTTTTTCTGCATCCTCGATGCTAGGAACTGCCGAGTTCATAGCCGATACAATTTCCGTGATTACCTCTGGATCGTATTCATTCATCAACTCGATACGCTCTGCCTTGGCAAAGAGTCGCTTGCCTTCCTTATCCCTAGCGCGAACGATCAAAGTGATCGCCATTGCTTCTAGGTCAAGGATTGTTTCATCGCCTCTTTGCTTTGCAAGCATGAAAATCTCACGCCGCTCTGCCAAGGTCATGTCCGGCCAGAAATACACGGTGGTATTCCAAGCCGATACAGGGATCGCAATAAGCGTATCTGGAGTTCTCCGCTCCGCAAATTGCGCCTTCGCCTGTTCTTTCCAATTCATAAAACCTCGCTATTAAGAAGTGACTGTTGAAAGCGTGCCGTTACCAATGAAGTTAAACGTGATCTCGGTGATCGCGCCGCGCTGCACGTTACGGGTAATTTCCGTGACGAGAGCATTGCCGGTGTAGCGCGTATCGTCGCCAGTTACACCTTCCGGTGCGAGAACAAGTGCGACGTTAGCACCCGGCGCGAGAGCAACCTGACCAGAGGTATCCGTCTCATCGAAAAACGCCGTGATAGAGCCGCTCCACGAAGTAATTGCGGTGACGTTATAGGTTTTTGCCGTATCCGAGAGAGTCGTATCTTCAGCGTATTCAGCGGTCGCAGTAAAAGAGAATCCGGTTACTTCGGCAACCGTATTCGCGCCAACTCGCACCAGTCCTTCCGAGCCATGATGATTTGCCATGTTTATAATCTCCTTACGAAATGATAGTTCCTGCGTCAGTCTCCGCAGTCCGGTATGACACTCGGAACTGCATTCTCGCTGACCCTATCGGCGCATCGCCGCTAAAGTCGAGCGTGATTTGTGTATCTATTAGGATACAGTCCTTCACAACGCTGCCGAGCGTGTTATCCGCTCCGATAGCATTTTCAACCGCCTCGCATAGTCGGTCGAGTCGGTCATCAAGATAATCTGAATCACGCGCCACGCACTCGACGACAAGCATCATCTCGCGGTCGAACTTGCGCGGATAGGTGAGCGTGGTCTGCGATACGGAATCTGTATTCGTATACACCAAAGCCATGGAAACCGTGTTCGCAGGGATTGGGTATACGCGAGACTTTGAGATCATATCTGCGACCTGTGCGTTAGTCAGGATCGTAACGACCTCATCTCTAATCTGCTTTCGTGCGTGAGCCATTACGGATTACCTGTTTCGAGTAGGATGAAGCCGCCGCTCTCTTGCAGCATATTCGTGCCGTCTTGTAGCAAGAGGTTGTTTTCCTCTGCGATTTCGAGTTTGGTGGCAAACTCAAGAACCAGAACAGTCACGCCTGTACCGTCTGCCTTAAAATTGCGAACGGTGTATTGATCGCAGTCGATAAAGAGCAAGTCACCGACAACGGGCTTGCAAGGTAGCGCAGCAGTCGGGATCGTAAAGATCGGCGTGCTACTGCTGAACCCTACTTCTGCAACATCGACTAACTGATAGTTACTGTCGAAAATGCCGCTGATCGTAAACCGCTTACCCTTGTTTCTATAAACGGCTTTCCGACCCCAATCCGAGGGCGAGAACATCGACGCACGATCAAAACTGCTCTCGAATGTCATGGCGCATCCAAATCGGTAGAGGTTTCAAGGATTAAAGTCGTAACGCCTGTGCCGTCGGGCTGAATCTCTTGGACGGTATAAGCATCGCATTCGTAGATGACTTTATCGCCCGGGGCCGCATCAACCGGCAGACTTTTAGATGGCAATACAAGCGTGATGCGTTCTGTTGCGAACTCTGCATCGGCTATCGTCACACCCTGATAGGGCGAATCTAAAATTCCTTTTATGGTGTAGCGGGTTTTACCAACTTTATAAGTCATAGAAACCGCCGCATCTGTGAAGAATGCACTCGTATCAATGTCGTTATATACCGCCATAGCACACGCTCCACATTTCGCTCGTAGAGGTCGGGCCGATTCGAGTAACCGATCCAGAGAAGGTCTTTCTGAAAAGTAAGTCCCATGCGGGATAGGGTCGCGCAGAAGGGTGGAGGTTTACCCCGTCCCAGTAGGTCGGATAATCCGCAGCGGCGATAATTAAAACCCCGCGACAGACCCGCTCTAGTTCGAGCAAGCCCGGGACGATGTCCGGCTCTAGGATATGCTCGATCACATCGATACAGGTCACTACGTCGAATGACCTATCCCTAAAAGGCAAGTCAGTAATGATTGCCTGTTGGACGTTATCGCCGCATAACTCTGGAACTGCCTCCGTGCCTATAACCGGCTTAAAGCCGATTCTAGAGGCCGCAGCCATCAACTCACCCCTACCGCAAGATACGTCTAGAAATGACCCAGAAAGACCGCTTATAACCTTCAATACGGGATCGCGTCGATCATCGGACATTCCATAATGATCGTATCGTGCATAAACCCCACGATACTTCTCAATCTCCTTTTCGCGGTCGTCCACGCTTGGGAGCCTCTTGCGAGAAGAACGACGGGCGGATGTATTCCACCGCCATACCGCGACCGATTAGCCAACGAGCGAAGGTCGTATCGACATCGACTACGCGACCTCGCTCAAGGGTCTGCCCGTTGTACAAACGGGATCGAATCATCTCGACTTTCATAGCGGCTTAAATACCTTTGTGAGACAACCAGAGGCGACCGAGACTTTGCTCGAGTCTTTCATGTAATCACGAACCTTTGTCCAAGCGTTGATATTGGAGATGCCTTCCTCGACGCGCAAATCGCCAAGTTTGCTATGCCAATATCGACGATTGGTCATGTAGTTATCGCAACCGCAGATGTAGATTTCATCGAAGCCGAGATACTCGGCAATCCACACCGCAGTACCGCCAGAGAATCCGAAGTCAGGGCAGATGCCTGACCAAATATCGCACGCATCTTTGTGGTGCGAAATCACCGGCGCGTGACCCTGCAATATGGGCCACAGTTCTTTGTCTTGATAGACGATATATTCCAAATTGAGAAGGAGAGCGTGCTGATTTACTCCAATCAACACGCCCTCCCTCAACAGACGATGCCGCACCGATCTGATGTCAGACACCAGATTGGGGCCACCACCAAGGACAGCACAACGCTGCCCTTGATGGCGACCTTCATATGCAGCGAGATCAACCACTTTTAGGTAGGCAGAATCTCGTTGCACTCGGCAAACGACTCCGGATGACGAACCGCAAAGTCGCAGTCGTGGAACGCCACGATACGCACGGTGCCTTCCTTCGAGCCGGTATACGGATCAGCCATCAGGTCGATGCCGCTCCACTGGCCGATCAGGAGATCGCTCCAAACGCCGAAGATCATCGCGGAGAGCGTGCCAGAGGCGCTGCCCTTCGAGAGGTTCGACGGAACTTGCTGCGACACCATAATCGGGAAGCCGTAGAGGTTGTTCATGTCCGGCCCGAGGATGAAGTTACCCTCAACGCCGCTCGATTGCTTCGACGTGCTAGCAAGTTTCGCCTTGACCTGACCGTTGGTCAGGAACGCAGCGGCACCCGTCAGCGCATTGTCGATCTCGACTTCCTTGACAAGTCCAACCACCATCGCCCATGTCGGCGCGCCGCCGTTCGTGCCGAGGGTCACCGAACCGATGCCCGAGGTGTTCAACACGCCGGTCGGCTTGTTGGTGCCGGAACCCGCGACCGCAGCACCGTCCATCGCAACGGCGATAGAAGTGGCGAGGTCGTTACGAACGAGCGTCTCGATATCGAGCGAGGACTGCAACATCAAGCGACGGCTGTAATCGACATAGGCCGCGAGCGTCTTGGGAGACATCGTGACCTGATCGAACGCCGGAGCGTTGGTGCTTTCGGTCGGGGCCGCATTCTCGCCAACCCAGTAGGCAGACGAAGCAGCGGTCTTGCGCGGAATCGCGACGTTACCGGAGAGGCCGGTGAGGAACTGCGCGCCGAGTTGGTTCAAAACCATCTTGTTACGCAGCACGTCGATGAAAGACGCAGCGAGGAGGTCGGTCGGGACGAGGTTGCCTGCCTTCGCAGTACCGGAAGCCGTCGAGGTCGTGAGGTCACGATACACAACGTCAGCCGGAACCATGATGCCACGGGAGTCGCGGCCTTCCTTCTTCTGCGCGGCCTGAGAAGCCTCAAACTCGAACGCAGCCTCTTCCTGCGCGCGACGATCCTGCGGGTTCGACAAGGCACGAATCGCACGAACGAACGAGAAGTTACGAACTTCCTTGTCGCTCATGCCGATCTCGTTGCTCACCGACAGGGGCTTGCTACCAACCTTGTCGAGCAACGCGCCACGGAACTGCTCAATCGATGCGCCGTCACGGATAGCGGCTTCGCCAAACTCGCGCTGATTATGACGCGAGGCCAATTCGAGAATCGCAGCAACGCGATCTCGCTCAACTTTAATATCATCAGCCATGTTAGTCTCCTTAACGATAATTGTAGGATCGGCAACCGGAGCCGGTGCGGGAGCCTCGAGGGAACGCCCAACGCCGACGCTAGTATCTGCCGGAATACTCACGATGCTAATTTCGAGGGGCATCCAACGAGTAGCACGGAAAATCTCCCGATCTCCCTTCTTACCGTCTGAAACCATCTCGTTAATAACGTAACCGACAGATACGTTTGACCGTATGCCGTCCTTTACGTCTTGCCAGATTTCCTCGGCTCGCTCGCTTTTCCCAAAGCGGACGACGGCTCGCGCCACGCGATCCGTTCCAAGGGCAATCTGCTCCACTACTCCGACCTGATCGGCCATTTCGTGATCTACCAAAAGCGGCGCGCGGCCACTTCCAATAAATTCCATGTCAATCGACTCGGGCGAGTGATCGAGAATCTCGATACCCCAACCACGGTCGACACTCATCTCGCTAGAAAAAGCAAGCGTAGCACGACGCTGCTCGTCCATGATGGACTGACGCTCAAAGACTGCCGAACGGAATACTCGCTCGGTCGGGCCTTTGCGCTTTGCAGGGCCGACATAATCCTCATCTTCCGGTTCATTACCGTAGATGTCTTTCGGACGCTCGGCTTCTACTGCTTCCTCAAAGTCCTCGATTTCCTCGTCGGCTTCTTCGGATTCGTCCATGTCGAATTCGGACTTGGCAAAAGTCACCGTGACGGTG